TAGTGTTGTTAGTGTAGAACTAGATCCAGACAATATTGGCAATGGTGCGTTTGAACTAGACTGGAATGATAAGTTTATTACTAACTTAGTACGCCAAGGTTACAAAGGCAAGACTGATGCAGACATGGTTGACCAGTGGTTTGCTGAAGTATGTCGTAATGTTGTAGCTGAGAACTACGAACAATGGGAAGCTAATCAGCCAATCGGAGAACGACCACGCGAAATCAATCGTAGAGATCTCGGCGATGGAAGGACTGAAGTAAGTTGATAGTATATGTAAATGGCGACAGTCATAGTGCTGGCGCAGAAGCATTAAACTTACACGCATTTGCTGAAGATGATGGCCTTTACTATGGTTTAGGCCGTAAGCCGCATCCAGACAATCTTAAAGTCAGCTATGGGTGTAATATTGCTAATGAACTATATGCTATACTACATTGCGACGCAGAGTCGGCTAGCAGTAATGCTCGCATACTTAGAACTACTAAAGATTACCTTGAAGAAACAACTCCCGACTTAGTCATCATCGGCTGGTCAACTTGGGAACGCGAGGAATGGTTCTATGAAGGTCAAGATTATCAAGTAACTGCTAGCGGTATAGACGATGTTCCCGATGCACTAAAAGGCCAATACAAAGAATGGGTTATTGCACAAGCAGACCCTGATGTTATAAACAAAAAACTAGTAGACATACACGAACAGATTGCACAACTACATACCGATTTATTAGATCGACAAATCCCGCACCTGTTCTTTAACGCATTTCAATCATTTGATAATATAAGAAATCTAAAACATTTAGGTGCTGAACCCATTGATTGGAACAACTGCTATGTTGGCCCGTACGAAGAAGATTTAACTTATTATAACTGGCTTCAAGCACAAGGGTTTAAAACAGCAACACCAGAATCGTATCACTTTCGAGCAGACGCACACCGAGCATGGGGCGACTTCTTACTAGAAAACTATATAAAAAAGTTAATAACACAATAGGAAAAACAAATGGCACAACTTTTACAAAAAGACGGCACTAGAGTAGTACTCAGCAGAGACATTGACTATGTTGACTATAATCCAGCAAACATGCGAGCATTACCTGTACCCAAGGGTACCTGGGCTCCAGCTGACTTAACCTATAACGAAGATCTTATGAAGCGTCTGGCTGCAAACATGAAACAGTTAAACAGTGACGATGGCACTAACTATGTTCATATGTGGAAACACCTAGCGCAAGATCATCAGTTCTTTGTTGAGTTGTTACAAAACGATAAACTAAAAGAAGCATTTGATCACTTGAACAACTTATATCAGTCGCCATTGATGAACGGTATTAGTCAAGGTGTTTGGGACACAGTACCTATTAAAGCAGATCCAGAAGTTGCTATGTTCAGACTAAAGCGCCATTGGGACACCTTATTAGGCATTTGCGAATACCTAGGTGTTATTCCTATGCAGAATAGAGAACAAGGATTTAGTCCAGTAGTTATTCCTATTGATCAACTAGTAGAAGGTATGGCACAGGCACTTAGCGTAACATTACCTGACTTACAAGGTCCAAGTTGGCAAGGCGGCCTTTGGGGATTAGATACTAAACGTGGCGTATTAAGTGATCGTAGTATCTCAGCTCTGTATGTAGCACTAAAGATTAGTACCAAGGTCAGCAAAGATGCTAAGTTAGTAGAGATTGGTGGCGGATGTGGTTATGTTGTATATTGGTTATATCAACTGGGCTTCCGTGATATTACGCTAGTAGACATTCCAACTGTGTCTACTGCACAGTCATTCTTCTTAGCCAGCGTTTTAGGTAAAGAAAATATTAAACTGGCATTTGAAACACAAGATGCACCCATTAAGTTTATGACTCCCGAACAGTTTAATGCTAGTACCAAAATGGTAAATCTAGTATATAATACCGATAGTATGCCCGAAATGGCTAACGAGCATTTAAAACAATATCTAACTACTATTGCTAGAACAGCCAAATCCTTTTTGAGCATTAACCACGAATGCCGTAGTCCATTTAATGGTGTACCCCAAAATTCGGTTAACTTTGAAGTAACCACAAACTTTGCCGGGGATATTATTAATCTGGAACGAAACCGTTATTGGTTACGTGAAGGTTATGCCGAAGAGTTTTATGTAACTCAGCACTGGGAATAAAAGGTTGACACAGTATTCATTATATGCTATTATAATGTTATGAGATATTTACTTGTTGATACCGCTAATACCTTTTTTCGTGCTCGTCACGCCGCTCACCGCCAAGCTGATACATGGGATCGGCTAGGTTTTGCCATTCATGTAACGCTAAATAGTGTTAGTAAGGCATTCCGCGATCAAAAGGCAGATCACGTTATTTTCTGTTTAGAGGGTCGTAGCTGGCGCAAAGACTTTTATGCACCATACAAGGCCAACCGTGCTGTAGCACGTGCGGCACTCACAGAAAAAGAACAAGAAGAAGATCAACTATTTTGGGAATCGTTTGATAACCTTAAAGACTTCCTTGCTACACGAACAAACTGCACAGTATTGCGTCATGAAAACTTAGAAGCTGACGATTTGATTGCCGGTTGGATACAAAGTCATCCAGATGATCATCATACTATTGTATCTAGCGACACAGACTTTTATCAGCTACTAGCTGACAATGTAAATCAATATAACGGAATCGCGGATGAGCTCCATACTATACAAGGTATTTTCGACAAAAAAGGTAAGGCAGTCATCGATAAAAAGACTAAGGAAGCAAAAGTCATTCCGGATCCTAAGTGGATTCTTTTCGAAAAGTGTATGCGGGGAGACCCAACCGACAATGTCTTTTCGGCGTACCCGGGGGTCCGTAAAGTGGGAAGTAAAAATAAAGTGGGACTCCAAGAAGCCTTTGCCGACAAAGATGCGAAAGGCTTTGCTTGGAATAACCTAATGTTGCAACGCTGGACTGATCATAATGGTCTAGAGCATCGTGTATTAGATGACTATCAACGCAACGTAACTCTAGTAGATTTAACTGCACAACCAGATGATGTTAAACAACAAATAGCAGAAACTATTGCCAACAATGCAGTACCACTTAATCGTCCTATGGTAGGCGCACAGTTCTTAAAGTTCTGTGGCAAGTACGATTTGATCAAGATGTCAGACCAGTCTGACAGTTATGTTAGATTTTTAGAAGCTAGTTATCCTGATGATAAATGATGTTTTTTGGGTGCCGGTTGCGGGACTTGCTTTAGCATTGTTGTTATTTTTTGGATTTTTTATTACTATGTTCATAGCAGGTCTTATAGATTTGTATCATGAACGTAAGAATCGTGTTTGGGCAGAATTAAAACGCACTGACTATGAACGCCGTCGCCCGGCAGCAAAATAAGGAGAAGTAAATGAACGGATTTATGAATTGGTATCATCGTAACTACACACAGATTACCTGGTTTATTATTGGTTGGTTAGCTATGTTGACCATAGTTGACTTTGGTAAAGGTGATTGGTCTGCATGTGCATTCGACTTGGCCTTGTTAGCATTTAACTATTTCTTATATAAACGATGAGAAAAAGAGACATACTCGGTATGACAATATTATTAGTAGGTGCATTTTGCCTACTAATGTCTGACGATGATCGTCATGACATGAAGAAGTACGATTGCACTATATCAGAACTCAGCCCTGATTATCCTGTGCAAGTAAAAGAAGCATGCCGCAAACTGCGGGCAGAAAGACAAAAACAAAATGACTGAAATGATTGCAAAACCCATTGTAAAGAATAAGATGTGGATCGTTGAGCTGTATGGCAACAAGGTCGGAAACATCATGGCAGTAGAAGAAGGCGGATATGTGTATGTACATGACAACCAGCGTGAATCATTCCCAAGTATTAAAATGATTAGTGCCAAGTACAACATTGAGTTTGTTAAGGCAGAAAAGCCCAAGAAAGAAAAGTTAGATGTTTATGATGTCTACGGATTCCCAGCCGCAAGTAAACCGCACAATGAAGTACTTGATGTTCAACGATACTTGCCTATCTATACCAAAGGTACTAAATCAAAAAGTTTCTTTTGTGCAGGCCACTACATTATTAAGTTTTCAAGCACTTGGGTACGTGCATATTGCCCTAAACTGATTACGCTTAATCGTTATGAATATCAAGGTCCATTTAAGACTCAAGAACGTATGCAAGAAGCAATGAAAGAAGCAAATGGACAGCACTAGTACTTCTTTACATGTTAAACGATTCAACGATAAAGTAAGAGCCATGAATCAAGCTAATAGCAAGATTCTAACTTTAAGTGCCGAAGAAGCTCGCAGTTTACATGCCGAAATCTACGATTTGATGGCTGTTATTGCTGAACTTTCTCGTTCTACTGAAAATAGTATTACCAGTGTTAGTGTAAGCATGGATGGCGGCGGTTTTAAATAAACTACGTATATATTGAGATAAATAAACTGTATATCAAGGATAAGTGAAATGTCAAGACCAAAGCCAACAGTACTATTGGACCACGTAAACAAGACTAGCTATAAGAGTGAACAGGTGTTAGCCAGTGAGGGTATCTGGGCAGTCTTCTACGACAATCAACCTATCAATCTAAAAACGTCAAACGTGCTTGTGGCGTACCCAGGACCGAAATATAAAAAAGTATCCTTTTCAAATTCTGGACATGCTATTAATCTTTGCAAAAAGCTCAACGCTTTATTTAAAACGGAAAAATTTAGCGTTGTACTTTTAAAAGCAGGTGAGCAAATCTTCCCAAAATAAGCAGTACAATCAACGTCAGCTGACTAAGATATTTGTCGAGCAGGCTGGCATTCCCATTGGCCAAACAACTGAAATGCAACGGCGTTGGTGGAAGAATCCCACTGATCCAAATAGCCTTAGACTAAGTCTAGCCGGACTACAGTTAGTCAAGGCCGTTCTTAAACTACAAAGTTACGAGTTTGAACTTGCCGAAGAACTTACCAATCAAAACCTACTACAGTTAGAACGAGTATTTGACAGCATGTACTATCTATTAAAGCGACAGAAGATAATCGTCTTTACCGAAGAATCTGCACTAATGCTGACCTTGCACGGAAACAATCTAAAAGGCTATTTAGAAGCACTAGAATCAACAAGTTAGCACACACTAACATTATGGTTGACTCTTTCAACTTATTGCTGTATAATATAACTATTATTTAAAACAAAGAAGGAACTTATCATGGCTCGTCGTGGTGGATATGGTGCAGTAGCTACAAGTAAAGAATCTAGCAGACTTGATAAAGATATGAAGTTAATATCTAAAGCGATTG